ATTTTAAGTGATAAATATTTGAAATCAAGTAATATAAATACAAATGGTTTAGATTTAAGTAGGAGTGTGGAAAATGAATATTATGTATATTATATTGATAATATAGAATATAAAGATGATTTAATAAATAATATTACGTATTTTAAATTAATAAGTAATGGATTGAATGATGAAAATTCTATTTTGGGTAATATTTATATGAATAATTCAATAATATATAATATATCAAAACCAAAAGTTCAATCTGATATATTTGTAGAAAGACCAATAAGAAAAGTTGTTGAACCATTTTTTAGAATGAAAGATATTAGAAATTTAAATGATTTATATGAATATGGTGGTGGTTCTTACTTTAAAATAATAAAAAACGATTAACATGAGTATAGGTGTATATGGTATAAATAGGAGTTCAGATGTATCAATTGAAGATATTGATATATTTTATAATTTTACTACAGATAGAAATATTGAGAATTTAGATATGTTTAGGATTGATCCTTTACAAGTATTAAGTGAATTGCAAATTCCAGAAGATGAACAAGAGACTGGTGTTGATACATTATTAGAAGGTTTATATAACTTAACATTACCAGCTTCAATATTTAATGAACTTGGTATTTATACAATTTATATCAAACCTAAATCTTTTAAATTAAATATTGAAGAATGTGGTGTTTTATCTTCCCTCCCAAATATAAGAGGTATTATTATAAAAAAAAGTGACTTACCAGCAAATCTTAGAGAAAATAATGCATTACAAGGTTATAGAATTGAATATTATAATAATGATACTGGATTAAAAATAAGGAATGTTATTAGACATATTGTAACATCTAATACTGTAGTTCCAGTTACTGAAAATAATGGTAGTACTTCACAAAAAAGTGTGAGGTATAGGTTTGATGATACTGGTAATTTTATTTTTTTACAATTAACACCAAGTAGTGCATCAAATTTAAAACCATCACAAATACCATTTATTGGGGTTGGTGGTCAAAAAATATCAATAACAAATACTTTTTTTAATCCAATATGCTTAGAAGTTGAGATGGTTGAAAATGATATTGATAGTGTTGTTGATGTTGTGGCTGGTGAACAAATTAAAGATGTGGATAATGGTATATTGACTCATTTTGATAAAGATAGAGAAATTATTAAACAATTTGATTTATATAAAATTGAAGATAGAGATAATGGAATTACTTTACATGAGGTGAAACAAAAAAGAGATAATATTGATACATCTCAAAATATACAAGAAATTATAGATAAATTAGAATAATAGTTCTATAATATTTATTATTAAAAGCAATTATATTATTATAATATGGTTGCTTTTTTCTTTTATTCTATTTATAATTAAATATATTATTAGATGAAAATTCGTAAAATTATTGGTGATGGTAACGAACAGTTAATAGGTGGTAATTTTTTAAATGATACTAGTGGTTCTTATTCATCATTATCATCATTTAAATTGGAAACAAATTTTACAGGAAAAATAAATACAAATTATGATAATGTATTAACATCGTTTTCAAATCCAATATCATTAGAATCTATAAATTTAAAAGAATCTGATTCTGAGTTAATATTGACAAATAAAAGAGTTGAATTAAATCTTGATAAATCTGATTTAAAATCATATATAAGATTTGGTAGTGTTGTAGATTATATGAAATCTGCAATACATAATATTATATTGGATTATCCAGCAAGTTTATATATTGATTCTGAAGAATATAAATTAACACCATTAGATACAATTAGTGATTATATACCAAATATTTATTTAAATAAATCAAATTTCAAAATAAATTCAAATTATATAAAAAATAAATTTGGTTTAATTTATAATAAAGACAATCTAAATATTCCAGATGATATTGAATTAAGAAATTTAAATTTATCTTACCAAGATTATGTTGTTTATTACAATGGTGGAGAATATGATATTTTAAATTTTATTGGTTCTTATAATGGTTTTATAAATATTGAAGTTGAAGGATTACCGTTTGGTGAGGAAACATTGTTTTTAACAAATAAAACTTTTCATATTAAACCCAAACCAATTATTTTTAATAAAATTAGAAAAAATCTTGGTAATTTAGAAAATTATTTTTTACAGAATAGATTATCTGATAATAGTGGTTTTGAAATAATTATAAAAGAACCATTTTTAATGGATGATGGTCGAATTACATATCAAGATAGAAAATTATTATGGTCAACAACAGATGGTTATAATGTTGATTATGAGGGTGGAAATTTTAATAGTTTTGTTGATTCATTGATAAACATTTCAAATAATTATGATAATACTAAGACAGATTTAATTAATAGATTTCTAACACCACCATCATTAAAAATTTATGATAATACACAAGAAAAAAAGATTGAAAAATTATTAAGAATATGGGGTAGAAATTTTGATGAAATTAAACAATATATAGATGCTTTAACAAAAATAAATAAATTATCATATGATAAAAAGAATAATATTCCAGATGTCTTAGTTAAAAATCTAGCTAGGAGTTTTGGGTGGGATGATATAACTTTAGTTAAAGATGATGAATTGATAAATAACTTCTTTGCTGTTGATTATGAAGAAAAACCAACAGATTTTTTACCTGTTGAAATTGATATTGAACTATGGAGAAGAATATTAATAAATACAAATTTCTTTTGGAAAACAAAGGGAACTAGACAAGCTATTTTAGCTATGTTTAAATTAATTGGAATTCCTGAACCGTTTATCAATATAAAGGAATATATTTATACTGTTGATGAAGTTATAAATCCTGATGAGGTTGATTTGTCTTTAGAGGATTTATATAGTTCATCATTACCATATAATAAAGATGGTAATCCCATTGCACCAATAGAAACAAATAATTTTTTCTTTCAGATTTCTGGTGATACAGATAATGGTCAACATTATATGAATAATTTCAGAAAATCTGGTTTTGTTTTAAATCAAATTGAAGATAATAAAAAATCTTGGGTTTATTCTGGTGAGACAATTAGAGAACATGGATCAACTGTACAATATTATCAAGAGAGTAGTGATTTAGTATTAAATACTAAACAGGTGGATATATCTTTAGATATTGCAAATGCTGTTGAATATGATATTTTTGATTATATCAAAAATGTTGATTACCCAAATAATTCACCAGATTATGCTAAAAAATTTACATTTATAAATATAAATACAGATTTTGAAACTAGTGGTAATACATATGAATTACCAGAAGAACCTGTTGGTGATGTACAAATATCATTAAATGGTATAACATTAAGAAATGGTATTAATAATGATTATTATATTGATGAAAATAATAATAAGATTATACATTTAAATGGTAGTGTTGAAACAAATGATATTATTCTTGTATCATATCTGTTTAAACAGAATAATAATGATGATGTTGAATTATTAACACAAACCATAAAATATGTAGTGGCTAAAGCTATAACAAATAATGATGGTAGTATGATAATATTACCAGAAGAACCTAATGGAGATATTCAACTAACAATGAATGGAATATCATTAAGTAAAAGTGGTGATAATTTTATTGGTGATTACTCTATAAATCCTAATGATACAAAACAATTCTTTATTAATAATGATACATTAAAAGATATGATATCAAACAATAATAATATTGTTCAATTATCGTATTTAACAAGTGAAAGTGGTTATGATTTAAATCAAAGATCAGAATTTTATAAAATAAATAATTTTAATAGTACAAAACTTTATTTTGATACTCAAATAAATAGATTTGTGTATGTGTTAAATTTGAAAGTTAATAATATAAATGATATTAGATTTACATTGAATGGTATTACTTTATCACCTGAGAATGAATATCAATTAAGTACAACAGATAAACGAAATATTTTATTACCACCACAAATACAAATAGGTGATATTTTAGGTTTTTATTATGTTATGTCTGAAAGTGGTGTTAATGATTTAACAGTTCCAGATTCATTTGGTGTTGGGGATATTTCAAATCTTAGTTTTTTAGAATTTGTCGATTTATTAGAAAAAAAATTAATAAACGTAAAAAATAGAAAAGTTATAACTGATAATAAGGGTGGTTTCTACCCAACGTTATTGAGGGTTTATATTCAATATTTAAAAAGAGGTGAATTAGAAGATGATAATATTTTACAATCAAATGGCTATACTTATGATAACCTTTATGAATTTTTAAATAAATATAATTCATTTTTTTATAATTTTACTCAAAAATTATTACCAGCAACAGTAGTATATGGTAAAAGTGGATTTATGATTAGAAATAGTGTTTTTAGTAAACAAAAATTCACATATAAAAGAGGTGTTGCATTAAATATTGTTGATGGTGTTGGTGTGCCTAATAATGATTTAGAATGGTTGGGTACTGATGGCTCTGAATTTAAAGTTTTACAAGTTGGTAGTGTAGTTGAAAATGAACAAACTATATTGATAGATGAATCAAACACTTATTATTTTAATAATGGTAATTGTTATATGTGTAAAATTAAAATAAAAAGTGATGATGATATTAATATAAGTAATAAGATATTGGTTAATGGTGAATTAACATTTGATGATAACTCAATAGAACCTTTTACAATT